GTCAAACAATCTCTCAAATTCCACATTTCGTTGGTTAGTTCATTAGGTTTGTTGACTTATATTGCTTATCCCACAGTTCAGACTTATTTTGAAAAGTATTTTCGAGATTATTTCCGGCGAGGTTTCAAATTTGTAGTGAGAACAATTAAGGATGAGATATACAATGAGTATGATAGATTGTATTATGATGCAGAACACTATTTGGAAGATTTATTTGATCGAGTTGTTCCATACCTGAAGAAGATGGGCGTTATCTTTTCTTCGATTTCTCTGAGTTATGTGGGATATGCACTTGCTCGGAAGTATTTTGAACCATCTAAGCAACAATTGAATTATATTCCTCAGTCTGGAGATAAATATGCTTACCCTAATCCTACTCCCATCAAACACACAGTTAAACAACGAACAACAACATTGGCGCAATTGTCTAATATTTTGAGGAAGAATTTGTATATTCTTATTGTGAATGATTGTGCTACAAGAGCATTGGCTATTACTGGAAATGTGTTCATGTTTCATTACCATATGTTGCAGAGAATTGGTGATTTCGATTCTTATGAATTTGAGTTACTGACAACTAATGGTTTGGTTGTTACTACTGTTTTGAGGCAATCGATGACTTTGTTTCCTGAGTCTGATCTCGTGTTGGCGACTTTGGCTGGTCCTGGAATTAATATGCATAAAGATATAATTCAGTATTTTCCGGTAGATGGTGCACGTCAATTGTGTAAAGCTATGTTGATTGAGACGTATTCTGGTGAAGATAGGGTTCTCTCATTTACTACGAGCCAATATGTGTTGCGACCAAATTTGTTGAAAGATACTGAGACTGGTAATGTTTTTCCGGGGTATGTTTACACTAAGGTTACTGATGATGGTTTTTGTATTTCGCCTTTGATTTCATTAGAAGGACCAGCAAAGATTTTGTGTCTACATCAAGGGTTTAATGCGAGAACAAATGAAGCTGTTGCTACGACGTATACCCTAAAGATGATAAAAGATATGGTTGCTAAACATAACACAGGGGCTTTGTTTTCAGCAACTAGACCATTTGACATTGACCTTTCTCATTTTGGCCTAAAGAACTATTCCATAATTGATGTTTCAAAAAATTCGGATTTCGTTTGGCAATGTCAACCCAACTTGGAGTTTTTGGGTTCGTGTGATATTCCGCGTAATCATCCGAATTCGGATGTACGAGAGAATTATTTCTTTTCTCGGTGTCCTTCTTTGAAGAAATATGAAACGGATATGGGACCTCCTAATTTTGCTTCATATAGGTCAAATGATGGTACTTGGGTTGGTCCTTGGCGTAAAGCACACAATGAGTACAACGAATGTGGTTTTGGATTTCCTAAAAGTCGAGTTAGATTGGCTGTTGTTTCATATATAGCAAAAGTCTTGCCATTATTTCGTAAACATAAGTATTACAAATTGACTTTACATGAGGCAATAAATGGGTGTCCTGAAAGAAATATTGATGGTCTAAATTTTTCGTCGTCTGTTGGACTACCTTGGATGGATTCAAAGCAAAATCATTTCACACCAATGTTTAATTCGAAGAATGAGATTTATTATGAGCCTAATCAAGATATGGTGAATCTGATCAATCATTATAAGGAACACTTGTTGAATGTTTCAAGGTGGGGCGTAATTTTTAATGGTGCTCTCAAAGATGAGGTCAGAAAGAAAGGGAAAACTCCACGCAATTTCCATGCCGCTCCAACATTCTATGTCATTTTGTTCCGAATGTATTTGTCTGACATCTTGTCTGTATTGGTGTCTGGTGGTGTTGATTTTGAGTCTGCAGTTGGTATAGATGCGACGTCGGTTCAGTGGTCTTACTTTGCTCAAAAAATGCGCACATTCAATAAGTTTATAGCTGGAGATCATCCTCACTATGATAAGACTTTGTGTTTTTTGTTGACATCTGCAGTCAAATATATCATATTAAGTTTGGCCCGATACATTGGTGCTAGTGAAGAAGATCTTTGGATGATTAGTCTCCTCTTTGATGAAATGATACACCCCATATACAACAACAATGGCG